CTTGATAGAACTTATTCTTCGTGCCATCAATGATGATGACGATGATCAAGACGGTGGTAAAGGAATTAGAATACAACAATCAGTCCCAGTTACAGTACCTTCAGGAGCATAACTATGCAATTCATTTTATTTGCAGCAACTTTAGCAGTTTTTACATATACCAATGTTGGATCTCTCGTTCTTCAATAATATATTAATTAATACTCCATCAGAAGCACATGGACTATTGGAGTTTGGATTTTTCTTAGCAGTAGGTGTTACTGCTGGATCTTTAGGAATAATCTAATGGAAATCTTTAAAATGGTTTTGATGATACTTGGTACTGTCATACCATTTACAGTTATGATGATGGTAATGATGTATTTTATGATGAATGATGAATAAGTGTTGAATTGAACAAAGGATTTGCAAAACATAAATTCCACTGCTATAAATTAATGTAGCAGTGGTTTTTTAATGAAATCGAATAATCTGTATAATGGCATTAATGAACGCCTTTTTTATACTCTAGGGAAACGACCCGACAGTGCTTCACTTCATGATTTCTATATGGCATTAAGTTATGCTGTAAGAGATCAGATGATGAATTATTGGTTGTCTATGGAACCACCTACAGGAAAGGAGGTTGCATATCTATCAGCAGAGTTTTTGATTGGACCACAACTTGGTAGTAATCTTATAAGTTTAGGTATAAAGAAAGAAGCAGAGGAAGCATTAAAGGAATATGATTTAACTTTAGATCAAGTTTTAGATGTAGCAGAGGAACCTGGATTAGGTAATGGTGGTCTAGGAAGACTTGCTGCTTGCTATATGGATTCTCTAGCAAGTCTTCAAGTACCTGCTACTGGATATGGTATAAGATATAAGTATGGTATCTTTAAACAGGTTATTAGAGATAATCAGCAATTAGAAGTTACTGATAATTGGTTGCATGGAGAATGGCCTTGGGAATTATGTCATCCAGATGAATCAGTTCATGTTGGATTTGGTGGACGAGTAGAGAACTATGTTTCAGATAGAGGAAACTATAGAGTACGTTGGGTTCCTGCTGAACAAGTAGTAGCAGTTCCATATGATGTGTTGCAGTTGGGATATAAAGTTAATAATTGTAATAGGTTAAGACTATGGAGAGCAGATGCTACTGAGACATTTGATTTCTTTGCATTCAATATAGGTGACTATATGGGATCAGTAGAACAGAGTGTTACATCAGAAACTATCTCTAAGGTTCTTTATCCTAATGATGGAACTGATCAAGGTAAGGAATTAAGATTGAAACAACAGTTCTTCTTTGTTAGTGCTTCTCTTCAAGATATGATTAGAAGTTTAGAGAAACGTGGATATGAAGTAAAAGATTTCCCACATCATTGGCAAGTGCAATTAAATGATACTCACCCTGCCATTGCTGTTGCAGAGTTGATGAGATTGCTTGTAGATGAAAGACATATTGAATGGGAAGAAGCATGGGAGATAGTAACTAAATCAGTTGCTTATACAAACCATACATTATTACCAGAAGCATTAGAGAAGTGGGATCTTAAACTCTTTAAGAATCTTCTTCCTCGTCATATGGAGATTATCTATGAGATTAATCGTAGGTTCTTACAGGTAGTAAGACTTCATTATCCTGCTGATGATGTGATGTTAGAGAAGATGTCTATTATTGATGAACGTGGTAATAAGTTTGTTCGTATGGCACATCTTGCCACTGTTGGTTCCCATCATGTGAACGGTGTTGCTGCATTGCATTCAGAATTAGTGAAAACTAAATTAATGCCAGAGTTTTATGATTTGTGGCAGCATAAGTTTACTAATGTAACTAATGGTGTTACTCCACGTAGATGGATTGCATCTTCTAATTCATGTCTTTCAGAAGTTCTTGACGAGTATGCACCAGGATGGATTACTGATGGTGAAAAACTAAGACAACTTGAGAATCATATTGATGATTCTAATATGATTGAGAAGTTCTCTGAATCAAAGGTAATTGGTAAGCATCATCTTGCAACATATATTTTTGACAATCTGGGTATATCTGTAGATCCTTCAAGTATCTTTGATGTACAGGTTAAGAGGATACATGAATATAAGAGACAGCATTTACTTGCTCTTTGGGTTGTTCATCAATATCTTCGTATTAAAAATGGTGCAGATGTAGTACCTAGAACTGTAATCTTTGGTGGTAAAGCAGCACCAGGATATTACATGGCAAAATTGATTATAGAATTTATTTGTAATATTGCAGAGGTAGTAAATACTGATCCTGATATGGATGGTAAGTTACGTGTAGTATTCTTACCAAACTATAGTGTGAAGTTGGGAGAACTTGTATACCCTGCTGCTGATCTATCTGAACAGATTTCTACTGCTGGTAAGGAAGCATCAGGTACAGGTAATATGAAGTTCCAAATGAATGGTGCTTTGACTATTGGTACATTAGATGGTGCTAACGTAGAAATTCGTGAGTTAGTTGGAGGAGATAATTTCTTCTTATTCGGACATGATGAAAAGGGAATATCAGACCTATGGTATAATGGTTACGATCCAAAGAGTTATATGAGTTCAGAACTTTGGGAAGCAGTCAACCTTATTAAAGGTGGACATTTCAGTCAAGGTGATAGAGATAAGTTTGATCCTTTAATGGACAATCTTATGAATCATGATCCTTTCTGTGTATTTGCTGACTTCTCTGAATATCTAGATGCTCAGGATCGTGTAAGTAGTGCATGGAAAGATCGTGATAGATGGAATAGAATGTCGGTTATCAACACTGCACGTTCGGGTTTCTTCTCATCAGATAGATCCATAAAGGACTACTGTGAAAAGATCTGGGGTATTAAGGTCGGACAACCGAACTATACCTCTTGACAGATCTTGGAAAATGTTATATAATTATTAAACTGTCACATTATTCAGTGTGCCAGTTGTATAAATAACTTTACATAACAACGGGCCCGAAAATATCGTACCCCTGCGTAAGATGTATTAAAAGATCCCATGTCGAGGGATCTATCATCCGCAGGGTTTTTTCTTTGCGAGATACTTAACAAAAAAACATGTCTATCAAATCAACAATCGCTGCAGTAGCAGCATCTCCATTCCTTCTCGCTGGTGCAGCTTTTGCTGGTCCATACGTGAACGTTGAGAGCAATATCTCATATCCTGATGGAGATTATTCTGGTGCAACAACTGACCTAGCAATCGGTTATGAAGGTCAAGCTTCTGAGAAAGTAGCTTACTACGTACAAGGTGGTCCTTCATTCGTCGCTGTAGACGGAACTGATGGTTCTGAAGGTGAGTTCTCTGGTAAGGCAGGACTTAGCGTTGCTGCTACAGATTCTCTAGGAATCTACGGTGAGCTTTCAGGCATCACTGATGAAGATTCTTCAGGTGACGACATCGTAAACTGGGGTGCTAAGATTGGTGCTAAGTTCACTTTCTAAATATCTTTAGTTCGAGATGGATCAAGACCCCTTCACAGGGGTCTTTTTTTATGCTATAATATAAAGGTCACAAGGCGTTCGCTACCCTATGACTGCTGCAAGTCCCTTTGGTGGTTTCAGACTTGGAGGCGATAGGAAACCACCTACACTTAATCAATCTACTCATGGATGAAGCAAAACTAAAATTGAGACGAGAAGTACTCAAAATTCTTATGAACAAATATGGTCATGAGGGTAACAACAAAGCAATCTATGAATGTGCTGATGAGTGGTGTGAGAAGTATGTTATAAGTGCTGGTGTTGTTGATTACTACAATGCTTACAAACAGTCCTTTATAAATAAATCACTAAATGACAATACATAGAATTAGGTTATCTAAAATGCAAAAGATTATTAATGTACTTGCTATTGCGTCTACTGTTGTATCTACTGCCGTTGTTGGTAGTGGGGTATACGTATATGTCAATAGAGCATCAATCATTGATGGAGTTAAATCTCAAGTTATGGAAGCAGTTACAGGATCTCTTGGGGGTTTAGGTGGTGGTGCTCTTGGTGGCGATTTACCAATTGGCACTCCTGATCTTGTTCCTTCTACACCACAAGCATCTGCACCTACTGCACCTGCTGCTCCAATTCAATTTTAATTATTAAGGGTGCTATATAGAAATAGTCACCCTTATTTTTATGCCTGAAGAAGTAAAAGAAGAAGAAAAGGTAGATTCACCAGAAACTCCTGAAGAAGTAAAGGAAGAGGTGAAGGAAGAGAAACCTAAAGGTATGTTAGGAAAGATGGCAGATGCTATTGTTCCTGATCATGACGAGCAGATGGCAATCATTAGTACATTTGTGCGGCTCGGAATTCTAGTGTGGTCGGGGGGAATATTGACGTTAAACTACGTGGCCATCCCGAATTTCCCACAGAAGAATATAGATCCAACTTTCATAGCTTCGGTATTTACAGGAGTTTTGGCCACATTCGGGGTTCAAACTGCTAAGAATAAAGGTAATGGTAATGGAAAACCAGCACCTTCTGTATCGAAAGCAGATATGGAGAAGTTAATTGAGAAGGCATCACAAACTGCACCTGCTCAAATCATTAGAATTGAACAAGCACCTCTTAATTTAACTGCTGCTGCACAACAACCTAAGAAGGAAGAACCACCTGTATAAAATGGAGATTTCGTTATGAAAAAATGGATAGGTATTAGTCTAGGAACACTCTTAGGCATATCACATATAGGAATGATAGGGATGATTGCTAGAAAGGAATCATTCCCTAAGTTGAATCTACCTATCGGTGAATATACTTCATATAATGTAATAGCAAATAAGGAAGGATATACAATAAACTATAGAGCACATGATCCTAGAGTTCTAGTTAAGTCTGAAGGGGTGGATAGACCTGGTGGATTCTTAGGATTGGGTAAGACAAAAATATCTAAGCATGAACAGTATTATGTTTCTCCATCACAGAGTGACGGTGGTGGTATGAGTCCTGAGATGATTGCATGTATTAAGAAGAAAGGTGGTGGAGAAGGAACAGGTAGAATGGTAGGTGGTGCTGCTGCAGCTGCAACTGTTACTCAAACTGGAATTGCATCTATTCCTATAGTAGGATGGGTACTTGCTGGTGCTGCTACAATGGTTGGAATGGATCAAGGAGCAGAGATTGGTGGGCAGATGGCAGAGGATTTTGCTAAGGAATGTAAAGATGAAGCAAACATTAATTGATTAAATACTTTTATGAGCGTCATAATCTATTCTGAATATTGTGAAACTTTGGAGGAGGAGAATCTTCTCTTGAAGAAAGAAGTGCGTTTTCTTAGAAAACAGTTGGAATATAAATCATTAGGTAAACCTAAAAGTCTGGAGGAAGAAGATGGGTCTACCCGATAAAGCACAAGTAGTATTTGACAAAGCAGTTGAGTGGGATAAAAAATTAATTAAGAAATTTCAAGATAAGTTCAATTTAACAGACTATCAAATTCTTTGTATTTCTTTTGCAAAGGGTTTCATTATTGGAGCAATTCTGCTATAATAGATATAAGGAGTCTTTCTTTATTCTTTAATCATGGCAGATGCACAACGAATTAAGTTTACTATTAAACAAGATGGTACTGTAACAGAAGAAGTTACAGGAGCAGTTGGAGATACATGTGTTACTCTAACTAAAGAACTTGAAGAAAAATTAGGTAAATTGGAGAATAGGGTTTATAATTCTGATTATTATAAATCACTATCTACTGTAGAAGATACTCAGGAAGAATATACACATGATTCGGAGGGATGCTAGTGTCACATTTTAGCACTGTTAAAACAAAGATTACTGATAAGGATGCATTGCTTGAAGCATTGCAAGTTATGGGTCATACTCCCAATGTTCCTTTTTCTGGATGTGAAACAGTAGAACTTGTTATTACAAACCCTGATCATCGTGAAGATCATCCTGTTACAGAGGTTGATATTTCTATTGGTGTTGATATTGGTTTTAGATTAAATAAAAGTACAGGCACTTATGAGTTAGTTGCTGATCTTCAAACTTGGAATCAAGATATTCCTATTAAAAGATATATGGATAAATTAACTCAACAATATGCTCGTATGGTTATACACTCTTCAATTAAAGAAAAAGGTTTTGTTGTTGAAGAAGAGTGGGAAATGGATGATAACTCTATCGAATTAAATGTAGTCAAATGGAATTAAACGATTCAAATGTAAAGAAGACTCTTGATGATATTAAGGAGGATTTGAATTTTCATAATGTGACTGTTGATTTTATTGATATTGATTATACTTATATCTCTCCACCTAGTCGTCCAGATTCCATGCTTAGTATGGGTCCAGTTATAAAATATAAGACTAATGATAGTGTAATGGATTGGTACATTAATAATAAACTTTCAGAAGTTTTTCCACAAATAGTTCAGTCCGTTTCGGTCTCATAACAGTGTCCGTGAGTCCACACATAAATGCGTAAAAATACTTATATGTTATAATAAATAACATCATAGTACGGGATTGAAACAATCATGCCCCTTACGCAACAGAAACATTACACTGTAGGTTATCACGACTTACAACATCATAATTATGAAATATGTGAATATGCAATGGATGCATACGAAGCAATAGAACACTCAAAAGAGGATGTGCCTTTCCTACAAGCACATCCTCATTTTGTTGATTATTGCAATAACGATGAGGTTGATAATATCTCTCGTTTGATGGCTGCTGGTATCCCAATGGGACACTAAATATGAAAAACAACGAATTAAAACACGAAATTATGTGGTGGATGTCTAGGTTAACTATCATGTTAACATCATTATTCCTTTCCTTTTCATTAGCATCAACAGCATATGCTGCTGATGTTACTATGGGTTCAGGTGGGAATTTAGTTTTTGAACCCAATGAGATTACTATCGATGCTGGTGAGACTGTTACCTTTACTAATGGAGCATTACCTCCTCATAATATGGTAGTAGATGGTCATCCAGAATTATCACATACAGATCTAGCATTTGCTACTGGTGATAGTTTTGATGTTACCTTCACTGAGTCAGGAGATTATAACTTTCAGTGCGATCCCCATGCAGGTGCAGGGATGAAAGGTGTGATACACGTTAAATAACTCTACCTGTCACAAAACTTTATGTTATCTACTCAATATCGTTTGAGACTCGAAGCAATATGCAAAGATATTGCATCGGGTACAGAGGTCAGTCTAGAAGATATGATCTGGGCCGATAAACTGGCAAAGGCAAATACTGCTGCTAGAGGTATGTTGAATACTGCAAGAAGAATTTCTACTAATCCTGACGAGTCTTTTCTTAATCAGTTGAATATTGGAGACCCCGATTCAACTAATCATAAAAGGGGTTTTCAAGATCCACAAGATGTGGTAGAATGGTTTCATAATGAAAGATCTGATGATTGGAGGCAAAGGGATTGAGTGAAGAGTTTACCAGAATAGCATCAGCACTTGAAAGAATTGCTAATGCATTAGAGCATTTACATATCGAAAAGATTGATCATGCTCATATAGATGACATCGGTGAGATACATGGTGATGTAGTAACTCATCCTAAACAATTTTAAGGTATCATGAGCGAAGTAGTATGGTCAATTAATATCATGCTTGCCATCCTTCTTATTGGTGTGGGGGTTGCAATTTACTACATATTCATGTATGATACTTGGTATCCAAATGAGCAACGAAGTGAAGATAGCAGTCCTAGAGACACAAGTACAGAGATTGCTGGAGAAACAGAAGGAGCTCACTGAAAGAGTTCGAGCAAATGAGAAAGTAGTAGCCGCTATAGGTCTCTTGGGATCGATAGCGGTTGCTTTTATTGGAGCAGGATATTTTGCACCAAAGGCAGAAGCACATATGGGTCATTCATTTCCTACAGGAGAATGGATACAGAAGATGAGAGATCATGAATCACAGAAGAATCGTATTTCAATAGAGGAGATGCTAAATAATACACTTACGGAGTACGAATATGGGAGCGATGGTTCCACCGAGTCGGAAGAGTTGTTACAACTTCCGAGTGACAGAGATCAACAGAGTTTTGGATGGGGATACGATAGACGTGACGATAGATCTTGGTTTCGATCTTTACAAGAAGGAGAGAGTGAGAGTAGCAGGAGTGGACACACCAGAGAAGAGGACTCGTGACCTTGAAGAAAAAGAACTCGGTTTGGATGCAACTGCATGGCTTAAAGACAAGCTCGAAGGTGCTATTGACGGTGACGATGAGTTGTCTATTAGGACTGAACTTGTTGGTGGGGTCGGTAAATATGGTCGTCTTCTTG